ATTCGGCTGTTGCGTCGTCGAGGTTCCACTTCCGACGGTGTTGCTGTTGGCCGTCGTCGATCCGGTGTTCGCCGTGGTGCCAGCAGTGCTGCCGATGTTCGTGGTATTGGTCGAGGCTGGCATCGCCGACGATGCGGTGCCAATGGTCGAATTGGCAAGCCCCGCAGTCTGGAACGGATACTGCTGGGCCATCAACCACTGATTATATTGCGCCGTCAGCGCGGCCTGCTGCTGGGCAGTATCTTGCTGGTTGAGCGTGTTCGCCGTGGTTTGTGTGCCGAGTTGCTGGGTCTGGAGACCTTGCAGGGCATTCGCACCCCCGAGGGCACGGTTGAGCGCGCTCTCGTTGTAGCCAGCATTGGCGTTCGCTGCCGAAAGATTGTTCGAGGAATCCTGCGCGCCCGCGCCGATCGCGGTGTTGAACGCGGTGTTGTAGGCGCTTCCGATCAGGCCCTCGCGCGCGACGTTGGCGTTCTGCGCGTTCTGCGCCTGCTCGAAGCCGGTGCGCGCATCGCCGAACGCGCCCGAACCAGTGGCGTTCGCATTGGTCGCCTGCGCCGTCTTGGCGTTGTTGATGTCCATTTGCTGGAGTTGTGGGGCCAGCGCCTGCATGACGTACTGGTTCATGTACGGCGACATATTCGAGGCGATCGATTGCGCCTGCACGTTCTGCGCGGGTGCGCTCGCATAGCCGCCGATCAGATTTGCTGCCTGCGCGCCAGTGCCGTTGTTGGCGATGCCGGTTGCGCTGTCGATGGTCCCTTGCTGGCCGGGCGAGAGGCTTGCCACCTGCTGGCCGGTGTAACCCTGGAAACCGTTCTTCTGGAGGTTGTTGACGAAATCCAGGTTGCCCAAAGCCGCGCTGGCAACTGCCGGGTTCGCATTCGCGCTGGTCGACCCGGCCTGCAAAGTGTTGCCGGTGGTCGAACCGTTCGTGGCCGTGGTTCCGGTCGCGGCGGTGTTCGAATTGTTGGTGGTGTCGGTTTGATTTGTGGTGGTCATGCCGAAGCACATGGCGAATCTCCTGCCTCAGTCTATTCGGTTTCCGGCAGATGCACGCGCGGTATCAGGCGCAATACACCATCTTTTGTCTCTCGCAGCTTGCCGTTGTGAACGAACTCCAGGCCCGCGATTCTCGCGATCTCCTTTGCGTCGTCCATCAGGGCTTTGGCGGTCGGGGTGTGCATGAACGCGGGCAGCACAAAGTGCCAGCGATCGGTCATAAAGAAGCCCTTGCCGTACCACCACTTGGCTTTCATCAGCCCCATGGTTCCGACCAGCACGCCGTTGTGCAGCACCATGATGGCGGCGTCTTCCTTCGCCACCCGCGTGATCTCGCTCAAACTGTCGTAGATGTCGACCGGGCAGCGCAAAGCACCGGCTTGCTGGGCGACGATCATCAGAAAGCGGTGGATCGCGCAAAGCTCCTCGTCCGTCTCCGCATACCGGATTTCGATCTTCGGCTCGGCCGGGCTTTCGACCAGCTTAAGTAGTGCGGTGCTGACCACCGCGCTTGCAGTCGTTGATGAAGGTGGCAATGAATGCTTGCGTTTCCGCGAGCGTCGACGTGCCGACATTGAGCGTCCTCGTTTCGGTGAAACTGCCTATGATGGTAAAAGCATTGGCGATGTCGAGTAGATCGACTTCGGCCGATGCCAGTTCGATCTCCCTGATCGACGCACGCGCCGCAGAATCCTTGATCTGCCCGACCTGGGTAAGATTGACGCGTCTCATGATCTGTTTCCGCTTGCTTGTACCCATGCCACTGGAACGCCAAGGCGCATATAGCAGCCGAGCGAGCTTGCGCCCAGGTCGAGGCCGATGTAGCGGCCGGAGACGTGCATATCGACAGTGCCCGAATCGATCGCCGGCACGATGTCCGTTTCGGTATCTTCCATCGCCGAATCGTTGATGCGATCCCACGTGTTGACGGTCATGGTGATGTCGCCAACCTGCTCGAAGAAGTCCGGCACGATGTATTGCACGTCCATGTGCTGGCCACCCTGGTTCATCGCATAGGGCGAAAGAGTGAGGCTCCACGGAAGCACTGCACCGTTGTCGTCGTAACCAACTTCATGCTGATAGATGTAGCCGTCAAACGCGCCCATATAGGGCCGCGTGTCACCTTGGGTAAAATGCGTTCCCGACGTGCGGCCATAATAGAGCGGCGCCCAGCACTCGTTTTCGATGGAGTAAAGCACACCGACGGTGGGGCTGGTCTGGCCGTCAACGGTGACAAAGAACGCAACCTCGTTGTGCTGCGGAAAGAACGCCGCTGTGCATTGATACCCGTAATCGACCTTCAACTGATCGAAGATGAACTTACGAATGTCCTCAACATTCGGCATTGGCAGCACGGAGCCGTTATACATCCAGATCGTGTCCTGCCCGATCCAGTAGGCAAGACCGCCAGCGGTCACCTTGCCGCCAGGTGAGAGCAGGCCGCAGTCCTTCGCGATCATGCTCGAATTGTAGACGTAGGTTGAACCGGTGTACTGGAAGCGGTAGAGCGCAGCATCGGTCCAGACCAACGAGATGAAGTCCGATAGCACGGCGCCGGCAACCAGCTTTGTACCTTCGGTCAACGTGCGAATGTTGGCGGTATTGGTCGCGGTCGGCGTCCAGTCCGTCAACGAGTTTTGCGAGGGCCAGATTACCTGCATGCCCGCGCACAGCGCGAAGATAAACCGCTCCGGCGTCACAAACGAATAGCGCACATTCGTAGGCAAGCCAGGGTCGGTGGAAATGATGGTGGCGCGGCCCCATGGCTGCGAAGCGGTCGGATCGAACTGATAGATGGTGCCACCGTTGTAGGACGCGATCAGCAATTGCCCGAAGTGATCGAGCGACCATACCCGAGGCTCGATGAAGATGGTCGAAGTCGCACGCGGGGTGCCGTAGGGGCCAAGGCCATACCCACCGACGCCGTAACCGAGGCCATAGACGCCAAGTTCGACACCGATTGGAATCTCGTAGCTATATGTTATTGCAGCCCCGCCGCCTGCCGCCACCGTCGTGGTCGCATTGGCGGTGAACAAATAGGTATAGTGGCTCGCGTCAACGACGGTGTTGACGACAAAAGTCCCGTTCGGGGTGATACCGCCGACGGCTGCGGCTCCCGCAATGACGATGGTATCGCCTACTCCCAAACCATGGAGCAGATGCAGTACGCCGACCAGCGGCGTCAGCGCCGTGGTGGAAAGCGCATTATTGGCAAGCGTCCCGCTGGCACGGTACGGCGTGATGTCGTTTTGCGCAAACGTGGTGTCGTAGACGTACAGCTTGCGATAGGTGCCAGCCGCCAGATAGTTGTTCTGGAGGTTATCGCGCCATGCATGCAGCGCCCGTGGCACGCCGCTGGTTGGCGTAGTGACCGCTCGAATATTCCCGCCCATCTTTTGCGGGCGTCCTTTGACAAACCGGATATTCTGCGAGGCGATCCAGCGGCCTTCGACGGCGCGCTTGGACTCGGTCAGCACCACGCCGGGCGGCGGGGTGATAGGGAGCGGCGTTAGCTGCTCGGCCATACCCGCTCCTCAATACTTGATACAGAGGATGGCAACGAGCGACTCCGGCCGAGCCTCGGTGCCATCGGCGGAACCGGTCGATGTCGTGAACGAATAGGTGTGCGTGTGATCGGCGGAACCGGTCGATGTCGTGAACGAATAGGTGTGCGTGTGATCGGCGCTATCGGTCGATGTCGTGAACGAATAGGTGTGCGTGTGGTTGGCGCTGACGCCGCTGGTCGTACCGGAATAGGTGTGCGTGTGGTTGGCGCTTTCTACGTCGCTCGGCCCGATAGTAGCCGAGGAGCCGCCGCTGCTCGTAAGCAGGTTTCCCTGGTTAGTGCCTCCGCCATTGTTGACGGACACGGTGCCAAGCCCGGGTGTCGTATGCGTATGCGTGGCCGAAACCGTACCAGTCGTTCCTGAAAACGTATGCGAATGATCGGCGCTCTGATTGCTTGTGGTGCCGCTGCCAGTGTGGGTGTGAAACGCGCTGACACCCGATGTGGTGCCGCTGCCCGTATGGGTGTGGCCGACGCTCTGCCCCGACGTGGTGCCGCTACCCGTATGGGTGTGGGTCTTGTTCTGGTTGCTCTGGCTGGTGCCGAAGGCAACCGCTGCGGTGTCAGAGCGCAGGAAGCGCCCGGTGTCATAGGCGTTTGGAACGGCAAAATCCGTGGAATCCGTCGAACCGTAAGTGGTGCCGATGACAGAGAAAAGGTCCGGCAGAGATG